ACGACTTACCACGCTCGGCCTTCTCGGTCTTGATCAGATAGCGCAGCCGGTCCCGGTACTGATACTGGGAAACAATGTCATCGAACTCATCCGGCACCTGATCAAGGGTCGCCGCCTTGTATTGAGCCAAGTGACTCGGCCACTCATCGTCCGGAAGTGCCGCCAACATCGCCGTGTAGTTAGCAATGTTGATGTCGTAGGACATGATTTCCTTCTCTCGCATGACGATGTTGTCAGCAAGGATGTTGTATTTGTCTGCGTTAGATACTGAGTAGAACATGTTGCACCTTTAGAAAAACGATATTTTATTTCCCGGTACACCGGGTAACGTTGCAGGGTCTGAGAATTTTGAACCAAACCCCGAAGCATTTGTCCAGTTGTAGACCAGAATCCCCGGCGACGAATCTGACGTTATACCTACAACATTTTTAGCGGGTGAAAATTGTACCCATTCAGCATTATTTGTTGCTAAAGTTGCAGGGTCAGCATACTTAGTACCGTATCCACTCACCCCACTAAAAGGGTATGCGTGTACATACGGGGAAGTTGAAGTCGATATAGCAACAGTCATATCGACGCCATACCCGGTAGTCATGCCATTTACACCCCTACCAGTACCGGATGAAATAGGCGTCCCCGGATTAGAGTATATAGTTCCAAATCCGCCGCTCCACTGCCAAATATATACACGCGGACTTACGGTAACGCTTCTAGCAATAAATGGAGTGTTAACAGCATTCGCAAAGAAATCAACTCCATAACAGACAGTTCCCCCCGTTGTAGAAGGATCAGCAAATTTAGACCCGTATCCACTGCCGGAAGTCCATGCGTATACAGAAATAACCGGGGCCGTAGAGTGACCTATTGCTACAGCGTCGGAACCAGTTTTAACACTTACAGTCCATCCTGTGCTAGTTGGTAAAGTGACCGGATCTGAATATTTTGTTCCGAATCCCGTAGAGTCACTCCAAGGATATCCTGTCGTAAATGGCGTAGTTCCATGAGCCGTTACTATCGAAGCATTATTAGGACTAAACTCTACCCCATAGCAAGTACCAGTAGGAAGCGTGGCGGGGTTCGCGTACTTAGTCCCAAACCCGCTAGATGACCAAGCGTACACGGCGACTCTACCGAGGGTGAGGCTATTGTTACCTACGGCAATCGCAGTAGAAGTTGAATTTGCCGATATCTGATAGCCGAACACACTAGTCCAACCTGTCGGCAGTGTGTACTTAGTACCGAACCCGCTACTCGACCAAGGATATACAGATAACCCTAAACTAGTACCTTGGGAAGAACCGGTCGCTACGTACTTTGTCCAAGTCTTTCCACGAAGGTCATCCATCGAAATCGTGCCCGATAAGATACCTGCGAGCGCCCTCACATTTGTATCGTTAAGCGATATCTGCGCGGTGCTGGACAAACCCAACTCCACGTTGACATCGGACATCGAAATTGTGCCGGTAGGTGTAGTCACCTAACCACCTCGACTTATGCGGCGGGGGTCGGTCCCGGAGGTGCAGGCGGACTCCACGGGAATTGGCTGGTCGGGACAACCGGGTCCTTCTCAAGAGCAATCTGCTTCATGATCTGCTCATTGACGTGATCCCAGTACGAACCAACCACAACCGCCTGAATCCAACCAAGCACTTGCGCCTCGGTCAGTTGATCGTACGGGGTGAAGTCCGGCTGCGACGGATCAGGACTAAACGGGGTAGCACCTGAGAAAGTACCCTTATTACCGTCTTCATCCGTACCCGTGCAAGTCCAACGCGACTGCACCACGTAGTCTTGGTGGGTTCCCACCGTCGTCAGGGCAAGTTCAGTGATTGCCCAAGTGTATGTAAGAGCCATTAATGTAACCTCGATTTCAGAGTTTCAACTTCGCCTTTGAGTTCCTTGATTGCTTCAATGAGCAGAGGAACCAACCGCTCGTAGTCAATTGTCAAATAGTTTGCACTAATCGGGGCGTCAGTGACAATCTCAGGAAGGACACGTTGGACCGCCTGTGCCGATACACCGACCTCGCGCTTGATAGCGTAGCCGAGCTTTTGAGCAACTTCGTTGGCCTCGTAATAGAAACCTTCTAACTGATCCACCTTCTCCAAGGCATTCTCAATCTTGCCAAGGTGCTTCTTCAGTCGCTCGTCTGAGTAGTATGCAATGATGTTACCGGCAGCACGGATTGATGTAGTCGTATTATTAAGATCAGCGTAATAAGCCGTGTTGTCTTGATCATAGAAAATGGGGGCGCGTATATCGCCTTTAGCAATAATTATTCCGCTACTTCCGTCAATAGAGATTACGTTATTACCATCATAAGTACCGCCGTAAATGAATACGCGGGATGAAGTAGTGCCGCCGTTACTTCCTGCGGCAATGTAGGCCGTGCCGCCAAGTCTATGCGAATTACCGCACCAAATACCGTTACTGAACGCGACACCTTGGTTTATGCGAAGATAAGAGTCCCCAGTATCGAAAATTTGCTTGCCGTTACCGTTTAGGGTATTGATGTTGGTAGTAGACGCACCGTCAAAATAGAAACCGGTGTTATTGCTGTCGTAGAAGATGGGAGCACGGAGGCTTCCTGCACCTTCTGCGTAATCACCAAGAATAGACAACGCTAGGGTATTACCGCACCAAAAGTTGAAGGTGCCGCCTGAACTTCCACTTGACTGGAATTGAATATTGAAAGGACTAGAAGTCGGGGTTGGAGCGCCGCTATATCCCGCTCTAATCCAAAGAGCCTGAGTTTGGCTCGGGCTAAGTACTTTAAACCCGCTAATTCCAGACTGCTGTACGGTAACTTCGCCGGAAACGTAAGAACTAGCAGCCGGGTCTACGTAATAGCCGGTGTTATTGCTGTCGTAAACAATAGTAGAGTAGAACGCACCGGCATACGAAGTGTTGGCGTCATACAGCGGGATGTTGTATCCGGTATTCCAAGTAGAGTCGATGCCCTTGCGGATACGAAGCCACGGGAAACCGCCACCGTTAGCGGCCGTACTACCAAAGAATAATTGGTATGAAGCGTCGCCTGTACTAGCAGTAGTACCTTCCCACGGATTAAATTGCAAAAGACCGGCGTAGTTACCACCAGTACCTGCAGAAGACGCGTTTACGAACGCATATCTAAACGCCCGTAAGTACGCATTTGGATAATAAGTGGATGAGTTAGCGTTACGATCATTGTCGTTATACGCATACCAATTATTTAAATTTAGGTACTGAGCAAAAAGTGTCGCGCCGTTAAACGTTAGGTTGGCCGAGCCCGCAGCGCTACCGCCGTTGTTGTAGATGACCTGACCGCTAGAGCCAGCAATCGGTCCCGGAGGACCAGTCGGACCAGTCGGACCTGTTGGACCAGTCGAGCCAGTAGGACCAACCGTACCAGTTGGACCTGTCGGACCCGGAGGACCAGTTGGACCCGGAGAACCTGTAGGACCAACCGAACCCGGAGGGCCAGTCGGACCAGTAGGGCCGGGACCACCCGCAGGGCCAGTCGGACCTGTCGGAATAGTGAAGTTAAAAATAGCAGCAGATGACGAACCTGAATTCGTAACTGAAGCTGAGCCACCAGCAGGGCTAGTAGTTGTTGTACCTACAGCAATCGTTGCAGCAGTTCCCGTGGGACCTGTCGGACCTGTAGGACCAGTTGGACCAATCGGACCTGTAGGACCCGGAGCGCCTGTTGCGCCAGTCGGACCAGCCGGACCAATCGGACCTGTCGGACCAGTCGGACCCGTAGGACCAGTCGGACCCGTAGGACCAGCAACGCCCACATCCCACGTACCATCACCGCGCCAGAACGTAGACGCCGACGCGTTAGTGCCGCTATTTAAATTAGTAACCGGCAGGTTGCCCGTCACACCCGTGCTAAGCGGAAGCCCCGTAGCGTTACTCAGTGTGACTGCGCTTGGCGTACCAAGATTAGGCGTCGTCAGCGTCGGGCTGGTCGAGAGGACAACACTGCCTGAACCCGTTGAAGTCGTAACACCCGTACCACCATTTGCCACAGCAACCGGGGTCGTAAGGCTAAACTCTGTACCGCTGAGCGTAAGCCCCGTACCTGCCGAGTAGACCTGCGCCGACGAAATCTGCGTGAAAGTCAGTCCGGTCGTACCAAAGACAATCGTGCCATCGGTAGTCAGCGCATAAGTTTCGCCCTTACCGGTGTTGCCACCCAGAATGTAAAACGCGTCACCCTTACCAAGCGACGAAGTGCTAAGCGGAGCGTACTTGTCAGCATCTGATGCACGCGTCAGTACCCAGTTCGTACCACCCGGATCAGGCGTACCAACCGTCGTAACAACATAGACACCGTTCTCAAACGCGTTGGTCTGGTTATAGATCAGAACACGATTGCCGACAACGACAGTTACACCGTCAACAACAAGCGCAGCTTTCGTACCCGCATTGACGAGCGTAGCCCCAACACCTGCGTTAGCAAGGCTTGTAATAGAGACAGCACCCGCCGTCAGCGTATTGACTTCAGGACCGTCAAATATCAACGAAAGCGTTATCGCCGTAGGACTTGGTACGGTCTTAACAAAGTACGCCGTACCCGCCGTGATGCCGTTCGTGGTCGAGCCAAAGACAATGATGTCATGCTCAGACAGGCCATGCGCCGAGCCAGTATTGACCGTGTTGGTTCCGGTGATCGAAGTCCACGTCGGGGTCGTACCACCGTTGGTGTAGACCGCATTTAGATTACCGACTGAATTAGGTGACTCATAGTTGACCGGCGAGTGATAAGTAAGTCCACTGCCTGCAATGGTGTCAACGTAGGTCTTGTTAGCGATATCAATACCATCGCTCGGTAACGTGTTTATCGTACCAGCCGTGAGAATCGCTGTACTGATTGTGGCCGTGGTTGCGCCAAGCGTAGTGAACGCGCCCGTTGAAGGCGTAGATGCACCGATAGGGCTATTCTCAATAGAGTAACCCGTGACTTTATTTGCAGCGTCTTCGTAGACCGCTTTGCCTGCCGGGTAATCAACAAATACGTTCTTACTGCCTGCTGTAAAAGTAACAGCCGAACCTCCGTTAGAGGAGGCTAGTACCGTATCGCGGCTTAGTGACGTACCCGACGCAGTGTACGTACCGATACCAACTTCCCACTCAGTAACGGTTTGGTGGGCAATCGTGTAGTACGTAGTATTGCCGTTACCAACGGCAGCAAATGACTGATAACCGGGTACAGCCCCATCAAGGGTTACTGGACCGGTACCTGTCGTAGTAGTCGTCTCATAGACGCGATCAGCAAGAATCAGAGCCATCTTAGGCTCCCGTCAATTGATCTTCCGTGAACCAACGCTGTTGCGTGTTGCCCTCGGCATCGACCCACTCAACGAGGTAGTACACCACGCCTTCATCGGTCATACGCATGGACACAACCGGACCTTCCGGCACAACAGCATTTACGCGAACTCGGTCGCCTTTTTTAAACATGATCTACTCCTTAAGCGGCATCAAGGCTGAACGTGTAAGTCACATTCAGAGTATCACCCGAAGAGACGTTGCGGTCGCCGGGAGATTGGAAATCTGAAGCCGAGAAGAGAATGCCCAACGATCCACTCTTGACGTTGTTGCTGATGAGGAATGCCCCACCAACCGTCTGCGTAGCGTTGATGTTGAACTGAGCCGGGGAGAGTGAGTTTGAAATAACAGATGGGTCAGCAAGCGTAGCCGAACCAAACGAGCAAGCCGGACGAGTGGCGTTGCTGTACGGGGTAATCTCAGTCCAACCGGGGTGCAACGCAGCCGTGTCGCCAGCAGCCGGATTGTTCGACGAAGCAGCACCGTAGAGGCCGATATACCACGTCGCGCTATAAGTGACGCCCGTGAAGTATTTGTCGTTCATGTCCTGAAGACCGACGTTCACCACAAGGTTGTGGGACTCAGCCGACCACTTCAGGTTGCCGTCGCTATCGCGGCACTCAAGGCGATATACACCGCCAGCACGAGCATTCTCACCCGAGCCAAACAACTTCTCTAAAGCAGCGCCTACTGCATCTGCTGTCTTAGCCTTTTCTTTAAACATCTCAAAAACTCCTTAAGTGAAGCGTAGCAGCGCAGAGTTAGACGTGTTCGGGGGCATCTGCACTGTGAACGTGCCACTAGCCGTCTTGTCCGCGCCAAAACTCAAGACAGCGATAGACTTGTTGCCCTTGCTCGCGTTGTAGATCAAAGCCCCTGCCGTAGTGAACGTGGCCGGAGTCCATACAACGTTACTGAAGGTAACGTACACGACACCATTTGAGTTGTTGATAGCCGCGCCGGTCATGATCTGACCACCTGCGGAATAACTCCCGCCAGACACTTCAGCCGTAGTTGTGTACACAGTCGTGTCCTCGTTGATATTGGAGGAGCTTGTGTACAACGCCATCTTGATCGTATCCGTCAGCAAGTTATGAACTGCTTGCAGCATCTCCTGCCGGAAACTGATCGTTTGTGTTTGAAAGATAGCCATTAGCTATTTACCGGTAGCCGAACCTGTCCAGAACGATACGAGTCGCGGCGGTTCATTCCATCGCCAAGGCGCATCAACTGTTGGATGGCTTCCTGATACTTCTGCTCGTAGTACTGCATCATGTCAGCCTCACCCTTCAAGTAGGTGTAAGCCTCGCGCAGTGACCCGTACAGCAGAACGTTCTCAAAGTTGTCACCAAGCCAAGACGTACCCGCCGTAACAATCGACTGTGGGTAGTAGTAATAGTGCATCTCGACCTGATAGGCCGTATCCGGGGTCGGCCCCAGAATCAGCGTATTGTCGTCGAAGATTGCATAGTACTTCGGCATCCCAGTATCGGTCGGACTCGGGTATGACTGCCGGATGAAGTTCACGTCCTTATCAAGCAAGAACTCTTGAACCCCAGTAACCGGCGTGATGACAGCCAAAGAGAACGTCGCAAGCCAGTCTGAGGGCAACGTAAGATACTTGTTACCGAGACTTAGAGTGCCTATCTGGTTGCGACGAATAGCGGGAATCTGAACCGTGTTGTATACGCGCTCTTCCGCAAGTTGTACGAACGTAGGAATGTTCGCCACGAACGACGTTTCCGTCGATTCGCAGTACTGTTGTATCAACGTTGAAAGAGTCGCGTAATTCATCGACTATTAACTCCAGCCTGCGCGGACCTTACCGTTGTTCTTAAGGTTGATCTGCGAGACGAACTTCTTGCCCTTGGTGGCAGCGCCAGCACCACGCATATCCATGTGCGTAACGCCTTTGTTGACATCCTTCTCAGGGTAGCCGTTCTCACCGGTTGAGTCGGTGTTCGGCTTGATCTTGCCGCTATCTTTCATGTGACTTACCTCGGGCCACTGCTCTTACGCACCGGGCTGCGCTGATTCATGACCTTCGCCATGCCGCGCCCGTACTTCTTCATTTCGCTGTTGGTCTTGCCACCAGCACGAAAGCCCTTAGCGTTTTTGCCGTGAGCCTTGTTCGCCGGAAGTTTGGCGTGTTCCTTCAAAGTCATAGCCATTTTCAATTCTCCTAACTAGCCGTTACATCGCCCACTAAACATTGGGCTACTAGATCATTCGGGGTAAGCCCCGCGTCATCGGCTCTAGCACCACCTACCGGTGCCCAGCCCCATTGAATCATTCTACTACCACCCGCGCCATTATTGCCGGGTTCAAAATAGCTCAAGTCCGGACGAGGGTTTCGCAAAGCCTGCGGGTCATCAACCGGGTACAGACCAAGTGACAACTGCGGCTGATCAGCTTCCCAACACTCCGAACAAACCAAAATGTTCACGTTCTTGGTCTTGATGACCAAGGACTTTAGTTGGCGGAGCTTGTACCGAAATCCACACCGGTCGCACTCCGAAATCGCATGTTTGCCACTCGCATAGCGATTAGGCATTTTAGTACCCGCCTAAAAACGACTCTCTCGGAACAAACCGAACCGCAGCCTTTTCACGATCCTCACCCGCTGCCAATTCCCAAGCCTCGTCATACTGAGCCTTCAGGATCTGAACACGAGCGTCTGCACCGGGGATCTTCATCGACAGCATGTAGGCCAAACCCGCAACCATGCAGGGCAGGAACCGGAACGGTACATCCTGACCGTTGGAGCCATTTCCAACATCGAACATCCGACGCAGCCGGGTGTAGTACAGAGTCCAAGTCGTCGTGTTATCGGGCTTTGGCCACACAGTGAACTGCGGATAGACCACGACGTTATCGGCACCTGTTGCGCCCGTGCGACGGTTAATCCAAATCTGAATCGGACGACCGGTCGCGTTCTTGTTCGGGATCGAAACGTAGGTGCTGGACGAGATACGGGTGATGTTGATG